CGCCTTGGCTTTTGCATTTTCGGCATCTGCCCTGGCTGACAATCCTCGCAACATTGCTTTGTAATCGTTGCCAAATGTTTTTGCCTTATCAGGGTGTTCTGTTTTGAGCCGATCAATCGTATCGTTGTGATCTGCTTTGTGTTCAGAAATTTCGTGGCGCCGGTCTTCAAAACTCATGCTTTTAGTAGTTTCAATTTTTTTCCAAGCCTCTTTCATGCCAGCAATCCACTCATTAGCTGTTGGAAACTCTTTAATGCCGTCTTCTTGCTTCATTTCCCAGGCGCGTTCGTCGCCTTCGTCTGTGTTGTCCTCTGTTGCGCTCTCAGCAGCATCTATATTTTCTGGGACACCAGCATCAGGAACATCCACAGCGTTGCTCTCAGGCAATCCTAGCGGGTCACTTTCTGGCACATCCCCCCCAAACGCAGCATCCATCGGGTTTGACGGTTCAACCACCACCTGATCGGTAATATCTTTGGGTTGATCCGGCTTTGTCGGATAATCCATAGCCTCTTCCTTAATAATCACGCCGCTAAGTGCGTCGGGGAAACTGTCCCTAGCCGCGAATCCCCGCGCCCGCATCTGAAGCATGCGTTTGGGGTAGGACCGCCACGGTCCTTTGCCGTCCAACCCTGCCCGCTTGGCATCGGCCATGCTGAACGATCTTGTGGTTTCAATTTTTTCGCCAAAACGCATGCGGACAATTGTGCAAAATGCCTCATCCCCTTCCCGCCATTCCTTGTGGCTAACATATTCTGGATGGCCGGTGATCAGCGCCATCATTCCATCGCCATACAGGCTTGGCTTGCCATTGATCACCGCCATGTTCTGCATCGCGGCCAATGGTGCCAGCCCCACTTCAGATGCCCACTGGACGGCGACCACAATATCTGCCGGCTTGCCCTGGAATGCTTTCGGGCAGAACGCCGACACAGCCATTGTTTCCGCGAACTGCATGGCCTCGCCCATATTCCGTGGCGTTAAGATTCCGCTTTGTTTAATAGCTAGTTCACCCATTTTTCATTTCCTTTACACTGATGGTTTTCTGACGCGCCTGATGCGCCGGCTTAGCCGGTACGATCTTCTCAGGTTGCTCACGATATTTTTTGACAGGCCAAGACACACGGTAGTTTCCGGCCAGGCCAGACGTGTGGTTGCCCATCTTCCGTTGGATTTCCGCGGTTAGCACTCCAAGTGCTTCGCCGCCTTCCTTAATCTTTTCTTTCAGCGACAAGTATTCTTCGCAGAGAATGTCAAACCCGGCTGGCAAATCGATAGGTTCTTCCTTGTCGCCAAGCGAATAGACAAGTGCGGCATCGGCCGCATCGGCCAGATCGTAATACTCGATCTCGTCAGCGTTTAGCCGTCTATCGAAATCCAGGCATGCTTCAGTGATCGATTTCTCTGTGCCGGCATGGAGCGTGAACAAGAAAATTCGCATTTCCACGCCGCCATATAAGATGATTAGCGCCGCCCATTTATAGCCGCCGCACATCATCTGGCCTTGTACCTGGACAGGCCCACGCCACATCGGCGGGAAGTCTTCTGCCCGGCTGCGCGTCACCTTGCTCTCAAGAACGCCAATGCCATCCAATACAATGCGGTCATTGCCCACCACATAGATACCCTTCGACGGATCATGGTGGATTGTCATGCTTTTCCCGTCGGCCCTGCCGTCCAGGCTTGCCGCCAAAGGCAGTGTCGGATGCACCACAGGTTCAGTGATGTCCAGTTCGGGAACAAGGCCTAGGCGGCTGCACCCTTCCGTAAGGACTGTTGGCTCAAGGACATTGCCCCAATGGGTGTTTTCATTGCCTTCCCACTCTTTGCCCTCGCCCTGCTTCTCAGCCCACATTTCTAGCAACTGTTCGTTGCGGGTCTTGTGCGGCGATAAGCCCATGACATAGGGCAAGATACTACAGCTACACATCAAGTTTGATGTCAGTTTACCTACCATTTTATCTTGTACCCCCCATGTCGCTGGCGTGGGCCGAACCCACTTGGTTCTTGACGGCAACCGTTGTCCCTGTTTCATCCCGTAGGATGTCGGTGACCACGGCCTTCAGTTGGTTATGAATGTGATTGATGCGACGTGTTTGGCAGCGGGATTGAGCGACTTTCAGATCACCTTGCAATGCGGTATAATCCGCGTGTTGAAAGAGGTTCATTACAGAACCCCCAACATCGCGGCGCCCATGATCGTCCAGGCGTAGACCCCTAGGAGTAGGCCCGCAAACAGCGTGACACCGCCCAGCATTTTCAAGATTTTGATAAAGAAGTCGGTCTTTAGATAATATACATTATGCGTTTTAGGTTGATACATAGTTCTTCTCCTCTGCCAATCTAATTAAGTTTCGCGTCTGTCATGAAATAACGACCTTAGACCGTACACATACGACATATCGTCACGGGCATAGTTCTCCAGGTCATCGTTTGCTTTCTTCAAAACAGCCTTTGCGGTTAGCACTTTTTGAATGTTGGTAGTACGCTTGCCAGCAATTTCATCGAATATTTTGGCAAGGTCTTCGAAGACAATGGCCGCAAACCGAATGTGATCGGGGTGCAACATTGGTACAAGCAATCGCGCATGACCATCGCCAAGTTTCCGCACCACAGAACGTAATTCACGCCGTGATTTCGGATGGTTTTGGTCATACTGCCCAAGCCTTTTGTTGAATTTAGTTCCCATCTGTAACTGCTCTACTACGTTTCTATCAAGTTTTTTTTGGTGATTTATATCAACAATTTTAAATGTCAACTATTTATCACCTTCAACGCGATCAATGATGGCCTTGACCTGTTGCGGGTGCCAAACAGGTTCACCAAACACGGCCTTGTCTTTGTCGATCTGGCGCTGCCGTGCGCGGGTCTGAACGCCACGCCGGGTCAGTTCCTTCGCGATGGCCCGCATGGATGTCATGTTAAGCTGGCGGCACTGCACGATCTCAGGCCAGACACTAAGCGCATAGGCGTCGGCCCTGGTCTGCTTGACCTTTTGCCCTTCCTTCTGCACCTGATCCCAATTGTCGGACCCTAGCTTGGTCAGTTTCTTTTGGCGATTAGACGACTTGGTTGCATAGAAGCCGTCTTCCGCGATGATGCGCTTCATTTCGGCGCGGGTTTTTTTGACCCTATCGCTGATCTGTACCCGCTCGTACTGGGCCATGGCCACGATGATGTGGATAGTCAGGTCAGATACGTGGGGCTGGTCGGCACACACAAACTTGATGCCCGATTCCATGAGCCTGGACACGAACGCCACTGAGCGGCTTAGTCTGTCCAGCTTGGCCACCAGGAGCGTGGCGCCGTGCTTCTGGCACATTGCCAGCGCGGCATCCAGTTGCGGCCGCTCCTTCTCCGATTTGGCGCCGCTTTCAACCTCAATGAACTCGCCTATGACTTTCCATTTGCCGCCGTTAAGGTAATCCATGCACATTTTTCTTTGTGCATCGATACCCAGGCCGTCGGCGCCTTGACGGGTAGTAGATGCCCGATGATACTCAACTATCAGGTCATCCGTACCGCCGCCATGCTCGTAGACGCCGCTATCGGCAAGCGTCGTTGAGGATTTCAGTTCTTCTGTCATTATTTCCCCCTTGCTTTCTTCTTGGTGGTCTTGGACTTCACTGGCGAATACACGTCGTATGCCAGCAGTTCTTGGAAATCATCCCAATCAAAGAACGTGTCCAATTCACCATCGCACGTTGCAATGCCCGCATATTCGTAAATATGAATTTTCGGACGGGGCCATACTTGCGGGAACCACCGTTTTTCTATGCCGCAAATAATTTCCCACCGTTCTGCCAAAGATTTACCTTTCCAGTGGTATTCCTTTCTGCCCAAATTGAAGAGGATTTTGGTTACAGTTGCCCACCGCATACGCCGATTGTCAGCCATGTAATCTGGCCGCACCCGCACTCGCGACAAATATATCGTGTGGACGGTGATCGTCTTATAACCAAGATGATCCCAATCATCTTTACCTGGGTTCAGTTTCCAGGTCCGTTCAATCGTAATTGCGTTTGTCAATTTTCTATTCCTCTTTGTAAACGCTCTAACAACCCAATGTCGTCAAAACGCAATGCCTATACGGGTATATACGCATGTGCTATAAGAGTGTCAAGTTTTAAATTAAAAAAGTTTGACGCATGAAAACTAAGACCCCCTTTTATATTCGATTACGGGCCGACCTGATGGACATCTTGCGGGAAGAGTCGGAGCGCCGGGGCATGACCATGACCATGATCATTGAACGTGCCCTGGATGCCCAATTTAGCGCGGAGAGGGGCAACGTAGTGGACTTGCAGGGTCACATGCCGGAAAATAAAGATGGCCTTTAGAAACAAATACAGGGCCGTCAAAACGGAAGTCGATGGCATCACGTTTGATAGCAAACGCGAGGCCGCACGGTACATGGAACTTGTTTTGCTGGAACGTGCTGGCGAAATTTCGCGCCTAGAACTTCAGCCAAAGTATGATTGCGTGGTCAACGGCCACAAGATTTGTACTTACAAGGCAGACTTCCGTTATTTCAACGCCAACGGGTCCGTTGTTGAGGATGTTAAAGGTATGAAAACGCCCGTGTATCGGATTAAAAAGAAGCTGGTGGAAGCCCTGTACCCTGGCGTCAAAATCCAAGAGGTTTCTTAGTGTGTCACATTTGCAAGGGCCGTGGTGAAATCGTGCGTCCGATCTATACGAAACAGGTGGTGGTGACGCGCTCAATGCAGACACGGGAAGGCATAGAGAACCTTCGCAGTTGCGAAAACGTAGTTTTGGGCGGCGCCGATGCCTGTCCGCGGTGCGCCCGGCTGGCGGAGATCGAATATCAAGCGTCGCGGGCATGATTTGTCCGCATTGCGAAGGCGATGGTTATGTCGAGCGGAAGGGTTGGTGGGGGCCGTGGATGGAGCCTTGCCCATATTGCTACGGGGCGCTGGGAGAGGTGCCTGATGAGGATGAAGATGACTGAAGTCAAATTGTCATACGCAGAAATTTTGCAGGGCGCTATGGTTGGCGTGATGCGTCAGGTCCAGAACCTCAAAGCTGGCCGAACGCATCGCCATGGCGGTTCGGCAAACAACGGCTGGCAGATGAACATCGAAGGCGCGCTGGGTGAAATGGCCCTGGCTAAGCACCTGGACGTTTACATTGGCGGCACAGGCGTTATGCGCGGCCCAGACGTTGGTGACTGTGACGTTCGCACAACTGCCGGCGCTGACAATCGTTTAATCTTACACCCCGATGACCCCGATGACCGGGTGTTTTGGCTGCTGACCGGAGCAAATGGCCAATATCAGGTGCGCGGAAACATCCTTGGCGCCGAAGGCAAACAGCAGAAATGGTGGAAAGACCCGGTGGGTGGGCGCCCAGCCTACTTCGTGCCGCAAGGGGAACTGAACGATGGCTAAGTTCCCTCACCTGCCCCTTTGGACCGATGCCTATATGGCCGACACGTTGCACCTGACCCATGAGGAACATGGTCTATATCTGATGCTTTTGATGACGATCTGGCGGTCGCCAGATTGCAAAATTCCGAACGATTTGGAGTGGGTCAAACGGCGTCTTCGAGCCACCGATGATCAGATGGAAAACCTGGTCAAAAATCTGCTAGATGAGTTCTTTACCACCACCGGAAATCACATCACACAAAAGCGATTAAAAGACGAATATGAGTATGTGAAGAAAAAAGCGAAAAAGAATAGCGCTTCCGCTAAGTCCCGATGGCAAAAGGAAAAACAGGTATGCGAACGCAATGCCCCTATACCTACACCTATACCTAGTATAGGAGTTACTAAAGTAACTCCTTCGCTCAAAGCAGATAATCTGTTTGAGCAATGGTATGAAACCTGGCCCCGAAAAGTTGGCAAAGGTGGCGCCCGAAAAGCGTTCAAAGCAGCCCTTAAAAAAATTGATTTCCAAACGCTATGCGAAGGCCGTGATCGATTTATCCAAGCGGCTATCGGTCAAGACAAAAATTATATCCCTTACCCAAGCACATGGTTGAACCAGGAGCGATGGTCTGATGACACAACAGCAATTAATCCAACGCCAGCAATCCCGATCCGTGGTGGAAACGGAACACAATCTGGAAGCATCGCTGCCGCCGTCGGTGGTTTCGTCGCTCGACGCGGTGGTTGATGCAGATTTTAACGTGGTTGCCTACACCATCGACGGCCCTTGCCCCGTTGATGACCTTACGGCCGCAATTGCAGCCATCGATGCTGCCAGCCAGCCGATGCCAGCCAAGGCGTTGGGCATGCTGATTGCTGAAGTTTTCAGCCTGACCAAGCGCAAGAAGGACGACCAGATCACGCTAGACCTGGCCGTTGAGGCTTACGGCTCACGCCTGGAGCAATACCCTGCCGACATTGTCCATGAGGTTCTTAGCAAGTGGCCGGATCAGTCCATGTGGTGGCCTTCCTGGCACGAACTGAAGGAAGAAATTGATTGGCGCAATCGGCGGGCAAAGATGCGCGATGCGCTGGAAAAGAAGCTAACACCTGATCGAACACGATCCGTTATTAACCAAGCAATTAGGAAGGGTTAAATGGCAAAGAAAATCGCAGTAAGGATTATTGCAGACACAGAAAGTGGAGAGGCTGAAGCCGTTATGGCCGATTGGCTGGAAGAAGAAAACAAACTGTTCAAGGCTGACATTCTTCAAGACGGGCTAGGCGATCTGCAAGCGATGTACAGCGAAGCATTTGACGAAATGAACGTTGAGTTTCAAGAAATTCAAAAGAGAGGATTAACATGAATATTAAAGGCAAAATCATCCAAGTCATGGACGAACAGTCTGGCGAATCGGCCAAGGGGCCGTGGCGCAAACAGGAATACGTTTTGGAAACGGAAGGCCAGTATCCGAAGAAGGTTTGCTTTATCGTTTGGAATGACAAGATCGATGAATGGTCGATGCGGGAAGGCGATTTTGCAGATGTGTCGTTTGACCTGGAGAGCCGGGAATATAACGCCCGATGGTACACTGACGTGAAAGCCTGGAAGGTCACAAAAGACCTAGCGATGAGCCAACTGCCGCCGGGTAAGCCCGACAATATGGCCGATGAACTTGACGACGATATACCGTTTTAATGGTTCGGCGTAAGCGCAAACTGAAAGCGCCGCATAGCGACCTGGGAACGGCGGAAGCCAAGCAACACGGGGTCTTTGTGTTGGAAGAAACCATGGTTGCTGGCGTCAAACGTGCGCGCAACACCACCGTTGATCCCATCGAAACCCTGCGAAAGCGTGAACTGATCGATGCCGCACAATACGCAGCCGGCCAGCGATTTGCCGAAATGTTCCGACGCGCCATGCTGGCGGAGGTTTACGCGACCGTGCGATTTGGCCACATACCGGCAACGCCGGACATCGAAATGCTGGAAAGTGTGCAGCGGGCCAAGGCGGAAGTCCGCCAGGCGATGCGCCACATAGGCTATCCGTTGGCCGATTTGGCGGAACATTGCTTGGGCAATTCCAACCCGATTAGCACCTGGCGAAATGGAAAATCGTCCATTGAAACACTACGTTTGGTGCTAGATGGACTAAAAAACTACTATAAAATGTAGTTGTCAATGAAACGCCCTAGTTTACAGGGCGATTCTGATTGGGTAGAGTTCGACAAGGTGGGATTGTCCCGCCTGACTTGTTTTGAGACTCCTAGCGGCCGGCGTAAAACCCGGCCGCGCTCCGTTTTACGAGGTGCCAGGCGATGGGCCGACCAACCAAACGCAATCAAAAATTGATCGAT